TTGCCATCCATGAAGGTATCATTACCCGTGACCCATTCGATGGTTATACCCCCGAACGACCCAAAGCAGAACAAAAATACCTTACCCGTGCCGAATTGGATAAAATTATGACCACTCCGCTGGATCATCCCAACCGATACCTTACCCGGGATATGTTTTTGTTTTCCTGTTTCACAGGTTTAGCGTTTCGGGATATGTGTAACCTGACCCAAAAGAACCTTGTTAGAGCCGATGATGGTGTTTTATGGATAACCACTAGCCGTCAGAAGACAGGAACACCTTGTCATATTCCCTTACTGGAACTTCCTTTGCAAATTATTGAGAAGTACAGAGGACTCACCAAAGATGATAAGCTCCTTTTGATGTTGAGCTGTGGACGCTTGAATGTCAACTTAAAGAAGATAGCCAACCTTTGCGGAATAGATAAACGCTTGATTTTCCACATGGGACGGCATACCTATGCGAGTGAGATTACACTCTCACAAGGCGTACCTATAGAGAGTGTTAGCCGTATGTTGGGACATCGGGATTTACGCTCCACACAGATTTACGCCAAGATCACCAACGACAAAATCAACGAGGATATGAAAGCCCTCGAAATACGAATGGAAAACAAGTACCAATTAGCAAAATGAAAAAAACATGCAAAATGAGAATTTCAAATAAAAACTCTAAAACTAATAAAGCCATGAAACAGGATAGGGAAAATAACAACAACAGCAGCAACAATAATAACCGCAATATCAAAATCAATAATGACAGCAACCATGACAACAATATTAAAATCAATAACGATAATAATTATGACAACAAGAATATCAAAATGAATGTCGACAACAATAACAACAAGAATAACAACACTAATAATGATAACCTCAACAAGAAACGGCGTAGCACCTTTACTGTTTTGTTTTACGTGAATCGAGACAAGGTTAAGCAGAATGGTTTGTGTCCTGTTATGGGTAGAATAACCATAGATACAAAAGTAGCCCAATTCAGTACTAAAGCAGATGTGGATTCTACTCTTTGGGATACAAAGACTGGAAGAGCCATAGGTAAAAGCAGCCAATCTATTTTGGTAAACCGAGCCATCGATCGTCTTACCCAAGAGATAAATAAGATTTATACCGAATTGGTAGATAAGCAAGGCTATGTAACCGCAGAGTTGGTCAAAAATGCGTTGTACGGTATCGGACGAAAGCAAGATATGTTGCTAAAACTCTTTAATGAACACAACCAAGAGTTCAAGCTACGGGTTGGTATAAATAGGGTAGAAGATACTTACTCCTCTTACTTACGTTCATACAGTCACCTGTTCAATTTTGTAAGAGAGAAATTCGATATGGATGATATTGCTCTTGACAAGCTCAACCTGAATTTTATTGATGCCTATGACTTTTATTTGCGTGTTGACAGGCAGATGAAGCAAAGCACGATATTAGGTCATCTGATAATATTGAAAAAGATGATCCGAAGGGCGATTCATCAAGGAATACTCAATCGTGACCCGTTTGCAAACTATATAGCAGAACAGCCCGAAAAGCAGTGCAGACATTTGAAATCGGAAGAGATAGATAAAATCATGCAGATTCATATAGAATCTAAGAAGGTTTGCCATACACGGGATATGTTCATTTTTTGCTGTTTCACAGGGTTGGCATATTCGGATATACGCAATCTTTCGCAGGGAAATATTACAACGCAGGTGGACGGTAGCTTGTGGATTAGCATCAAACGGCAGAAAACGAAAGGTGAATGTAATATCCGCCTGCTCGATATACCCAAACAAATTATCGATAAATACAAAAACGATCGTAAGAGTGATAAGGTATTCAATATGATATCACTTGCTTCTATTTGTAGAAACCTTGAGAAAATAGCCATTTTGTGCGGTGTCGAACATATTACGTTTCACATGGCAAGGCATAATTTCGGAACACATATCACCTTATCGCAGGGTGTCCCGATTGAGACAGTTAGTCGAATGATGGGACACAGGTCAATAGCCACCACGCAAATCTATGCGAAAATTACCAATAAAAAGGTAAATGAAGATATGAAGTTGCTTTCTGAACGAATTATCGCTAAATATGCTGTCTTTGAGGATAAGACTATGCCCGTAGGTATTCAGCTTAATCAAAATTTCAAACGGAATAAAGAAAAACAACTAGAAAAATAACAACTAAAAAAAGGGAAATACCCATGTGAATAAAAACCAGTTTCAATAATAATGGCAGGAGCTTTAAAAGCCTCTGCCATTATAATGTAATTACCAACCAACTGTTTACAGCTACTCAATTGATTCTTGATATCCACTTTCTAACATCTTCTCTATGTCTGATTCTTTATAAAGTATTTTTCCACCCAGTTGGATATAGGCAATCCGACCCTGAGTTCTGTAATCTTGCAGAGTCCTACGACTAATTTTCAGTCTTTCAGAAACTTCTTTGTCGGTCAAAAAACGTTCTCCGTTCAAGTGTGGCTTGCTGTTCTTTACCAATAGGTCGATGTCATCAAGCATCTGTTTCGATGACTTGAAAAAACTCTTAATCCACTGGCTGTCTCTGGTCAATATTTCGTTGTTCATATTCGTTGATTTTAGTATTTTTTTCAATTCCGCATATAGTCGCCAAAATTTGAAAGCGACAAAGTATCTGATAAGGAATTGTATTTTATTTCTATTCGTTTCTTTGCCGATGAGATAAAAATTCCTATTTCGTCTTGTTCCACCTCAAAGATCGTCGGTGAAGCCTGTTTGCTATGCTCGTTCATATGAAGAAAGATTATCCAATACTTACCGTTACAATTGTGAGTAATGATAACTGTGGGATTTAGATTGACACTTTCCCATACCCCAACAATTACGGCTGGATTATTATTTGTATTCATGGATGGCTCATTTGACAATCGTTGATTTTCGTGTCAATAGTTCTATGTCATTCGGTTTATAGTAAATCTTGTGGTTGATTTGACTGTATGGCACCGTGCCATTATCTCGGTATGTTTGAAGAGTTCTTTTCGAGATATTCAAAATCAGACATACATCTTGATTATCCAGCCATTTATTCAAACTTTTGTCTTGCTCGCTATGGAGCGAGTTCATTTTCTGTTCTAATGCATCAAATCGGCTCATCATTGCCTCGAATGTGCGAGCTTCTATATTTACTATTTCCATTTCAAATTACTTTTAGGTTTATAATTCTCGATTTTTCTGTAAATATACATCCTCATTTAGAGAGTTATCCACATTTAAATAGCAATGACATCATTCGGTTATCATAGGCTTCGATTGGCTTTTACAAAAACGAAAATTAGCATAAATAGAGATGGTAAAAACAGTTGGACGGTTGAGCGTTTGACCGCAAAACACATAAACTACAGGTATTATTGGGTGTAAATTAATAGATAAATATTCAGTCAAAGTATATTTACAGCTATCGCAATTGATTGAGTACATAACAAACTTAAGAGAACCGGAACGCGTCCGAAGACTTTCATCTATAATAATGTTTCTTTGGAGAACATCTCTTAATAATCCATCCTGAAAAGCCTGTCGCAATTGTAGAAAGTAAAAAATCAGCAATTTTAATTCCTTACACTGTTTTGGTTAGCTGCTGGACAACTTAACGGACTTTCAATTGATAAAGTAAAGTGCTGAAAGGTAGAAAAGTAACTTTATTTCCGGATTTAGGAGGATATGCGAACTGAATCATTAAAGCCGAAATTAAACAATCAGAGAAATACGAAATTAAAGTATCAACTATCCTCGAAGATATAGCCAAAGAAACTCAACGTTCCGTAGGGCTTAATATAACAAATTATATTATTGAAGAGCTAAAGACAAAGACTAAAACAGATATAATTAAAGCAGTTTCTCTCCTGAACTGGAATTGATAATTAAGGAAAAGAAAGCATTATTAATCTTGCTAAATGGATTGAATTTGGAAGAAGTCTAAACTAACCACTTTTATTCTTTAAAATTTATTGTTCCGTTAAAGTAAATATGTATTTTTGTGAGTAAATAA